AAATAAAGTAATAGAAATAATTAGGCCACCAAACATAGCAGCCATCATGCCCCCAAATGTCCCTGCAAAAAGGAACATAAGGAGGCCGGTAGAAGCTATGTCAATAGGGATGTCGAAAGAAATAATGCGGCGTACGCCAAATTTAAACAGAAGAAACAGAATCCCTAATGCGGATATAAGCCCTGCAAATATCATAGATAACTCCTAAAATCACAGTTGTTAGTATTACTAAATCAAGTATTGTCATGTGTATCCTTTAAGTGGTAATAAGCTATGCCACACACAATCGCTATAAGCACAAACATATAGGCGCTTATAGCAATCATGTTGGCAAAGACAGTTAATAAAGCGGCTACTGCGAGTGCGTAGCCAATGTATACAATTATTTTGTTACATAATTTTTTCATAGGGATTCTCTTTTCATGGTTCATGAGGATCAGTTGGATTCCGATCGGGAATAAAAAAGCCTCACTAAGAAAGGGGAATCTTAATGAGGCAAGGGTCTTACTAGGGGATCAAGGTAATTAGTCTACGCCCCAAACACATTCAGGTTCATCTCCTTTACGGAACGAACACCATCTGCAACTGTTTTTGTTGGGTGTTGGAGCAAATTCTGTTTCTGTAGTCATTTTCACTGCGCGGCGGTGGTAGCCTGGTGCGAAGACCATAGCTTGCTCGCGCGTATATTGTTTTGTTGTAGTCTTGGCGTGATCTAGATACCAAAATTCAGTCTGTACAAACTGGAGATGTGGGTATCTAAAGAAAGTGCCTATGGCATAGAGCAAGCCCTGTTGGCCATGAGCGATCTCATTACCAAAGTGCTTACCTGTTTTGTAATCAATAACACGGGCTGATGTGTCGTCTTCTTGGACCAGGGCATCTAGCTTGATGCGAGCCCAAGTTTCTTTTTGCATCCAACCTACAGGTGCCCAGTCAAGGTCAAAGCCCCACTCACCTTCGAGTTCTACTTTAGCGTCAATGTATAAGCTACGTAGTTCCTCGAATTCATCTTGAAATTTTTTACAAGAGTCAGGAAGCTCGCCAAGTGTGCCATTGACATAGTCTTCTGCTTCTTGGTGGATTTGTGTACCGCGATCCGCTGCAGGACCGCTGGGTTCTTTAACGCCTTTTACTCGGCTAATATAAGTACGGTAAGGGCATTCTTCAAAAACTTTAAGAGCTGAGTAGCTCCATGCTCGAACATCACCTAGTGATTCAGGTTTTTCAAAATCTATAACGTCGTCGGGTCTCGTGTCCTGAGTTAGCTTAATCATTCTACATCCTAAGAATTATTAGTCAGGCTAATATTATAACCAAGAGAGCTATACAGCAGCAAGTAGTTTTAAATCAGTAGCATCAAAATACTTACTAGTTAATTCGTTAAATTGTTCGTCATCAATGCGCCACTCAACAACTACGCCTGTAAGCGGGTTAGCTGTGGGCGCGTTATAAGCGCGTCTACGTTCACGAGTTAGTCCGTTACGTTCTGCGCGTTTGATGAACTCACGTTGTGATATACGGTCGTCAGTGAGTACGCCATACACAACACGCAAGTGCTCCATAGGTATTACTGAGTACTCTGCTTGTGATTCTGCAATCCACTGCTTAACAAAACGTTGTGCGGTAGTAATCTCTTGTCCTTGAAGCACGTTAGTAAGACTGATGTCTAAGATATCTGTAAGGAACGAGAGCTTGCCGTGGCGTACGGCTGCGAAGAACTCTTCCATAACCGACATGGTGACTTGAGCCATCTGTGCTTTTGCATTGTTAGCAATAGGCGTTCGTACTAGCTGCTTGTTAACGTTGTAGTGTTTGAGTATTGCTGCGAAGACAGTTAGTTCACTACTTATATCATCAATACCTTCTATAACTTCTGGGTACACATGTTCTAGTTTTTGTTCTTGTCTCGGAGCGATGTTGTATCGCCTGTCCCCCTCCTCGATTTTCACGGCATCCATGCGGTTAGTGAGGAAGATAAAGTTAGTGAAGTTAGGCATCTCTACTTGATTGGAACGCATTGCACGAATGGTCATCGTGTTTTCTGTAATAGCGTTCTTGAGTTTGTCGGCAATCTTCATTGTGCCCGCGTTAGCTGATGCCATATGAAATTCATCAACAACAAGGAAGAGTGCTTGCCTCATATAGAGATTGAACTGCTCTTCAATGTTTTGTAGCGCACGCATTGGTACGTGCTCTACACCAAATAGTGGCCTGAGTACTTTGGTATAAAAGATACCTTTACCTGTCCCAGGTACACCTTGCAGTACCCAGGCAGTCATTGCTTTCTTTTTAGTTTGGAATATATAAGCTAACCAGTTGATAAAGTGTTCAACTTCTAAATTCTGACCACCAAGTATGTGGGTCAAAAGTTTATAAACTAGGGGGCATGCGTTCGCGATTTTATGTGCGTCACCCATGCTTAGCGATTCGTGCCCACGGTTCGACATCATGTACTCTGTTTTTCGGAACATGTTGATATGGTATGGCACGTTAGTTAAGTTCACAGCTAAATCGTTAGATGCTGGGTCGAATACAACTTTTGCATCAGGCACAAAGTCTGGTTTGCTACGACCATGTGATCGCATGAACCCTTCAATGCTTGCTGAAGAACAAGGTAATAAAGGGAAGTCGTCACTAAACTGATTAAGGTTTGGATTAAAGACACCGTTGTAATAGGTATCTGTATAAAAATCACGTAAGGCTACAGGGAAGTTAGCCCTACCTTCTTTTTCCATTTCTTCTTGGTATACATCAAACAGTGTTTTGTAGAAGTCTGGATCGGCTTTTTCAATAGACCAGATAGGTTCGCCTTTAAAGTTAAACATATATGTTGGATCTTCAAGCTTAAAGTAATAGGCGTTACTGTCTCCACCGTTTACGTTGCATCGTATGTACGGGGGGTTTGTATCATCTGTAATTTGGATAGACATTCTGTCTGGGTTGTCTAGAATTTCTTCTGACTTGTTATCAACGGTAGCAATGGTAAGTCGTTCTTTTTTAGCGTTAAAGCCACGCTGTACACGTAGCTTGTTTTTATGGTGGTTACTTTTTTGGTGGACAACTTCAGGACTGATGTCGTTCATAAGAGCTGCAAGGTCTAGAGTATTTGTAATACCGGAAACACGCACGACCCGCTCAGAGAGAGAGGAACTGAACGGATCGTGGGTTCCGTCTTCAAAGGTAGGAGGGGCAATGAAGATGAGTTTTGAATTATCAGCAACGCTTGCATCAAGTGGAAACTTGAGTGAATGCCCATTAGAGGACAGCTCTAGTTGAGATGAGAATAGCTGAGATTCAAAATTACAGGCTTGTAGCCATAGTTTTACAGATTTTGCAGGCATAGCATGTTTAAGTAGCATAAAGATATGTAACGATACTTTGTCACCTTTCATGCCGAGGCTTGAAGAAGCTTGTGCTATGAAGCTGCAGTCTTGTACTTGAGCAGGTAGTTCACGTAGTACAGCTTTTGCTAACTTACCTACTGTAATAGCGTCATAAGTTTTAGGGTTAGTGTGCCCAGGCAAAATAATGCCATCAATATCAAGTACAAGTAGGCTGGAGTACGCAACGCGGTTCGTTTTTCCTGCTCGCGATTCGTTGTTTAATGGGCGTTTTAAGTCACCTTTTAACAAGCAATAACCTTTGCCGCCTTCATCAAGAATAAGGCGTTCTAATATGGCTAAGCCAGTGCTGTCTAAAGGTATGTGATGGTTGTGAGATGTTACTTTTTTAACGTGTGGGTAAGGAGTGAATCCGGTTTTTGGACAGTGTTTTTTACTTAGCCGCTGTCCATTAGCGGCCTCTAAAAAGGTAAGTTGCATAGCTCCTCCTACAGAGCAACAATAATAGCATGGCTAATATTTAATTAGTACATTTATCAGTAGGATTAGCGTTTTTATCGTAGACTTCCTGTCTGTCAATTTTGATTTTGTTATCCGCTTCAAAGGTTAAGCGAACTTGATTCCTGTCAATTTTAGATACTTTAACTTTCGCCAAAACACCGTCGTCATCATGGATAATAACTACTTCGTCTATTTTTCTTGTTAAAACTAGTCGCGCCATTTGTCATTTGCTATATCGAATGTCAAACCCGCCTTTTGCATTTAAGGGCAAATTAGAAGCCCATGATGGGGGGATACACATATGTTGTATTAGTGTAGACATTGTAGCATTTGCTTTATTAGCTTGGCCAATTAAAATGATTTCATCATGTACAGTTAGTACTACATCTGCATTTAGATCTTCATCTTTCTGAATACGGAGCATTGCATCGGTAACAATGATCCTAGATAAAGCTTGCACTACGTTCTCGGTGATACGTCCGCCCCAAGTTGATTCAGTTGTACGTGAATCATATGTGAGTTTACCGCCTTCGTATCGTAGATTGTTGTAGTGCAATGCTAAACCGTTCGGTAAATAAATCTTCTTATCTTTAAATAATAAGCCGTGCCAGTGCTCTTCATAATTCGGGTTAATGGAATTTGCTAATTTAAGTTCTAGTTTTTTCCATAAGAGTGGCACACCGTCGTAAGTTGTACGATAAGTGTTAACAACTTCGTAGGCTTCTTTTGATGTAAATTTTAGCGGGGGCCCCATTGCTCCAGTTTCTAAAGTGTCCTGGAATTTAGTAGCCCCCATACCATAACCTAGCCCAAGTACAGCGGTTTTACCTACAAACCTTTCGATAGGGTCATAGTCAGCATGGATTGGTCTTTTATAAATTTGAGTAGCAAGATTACTATAGATGTCCTCACCCTTTTTAAATTGTGAAAGTAGGTCATCTTCATCTGCAAGCCATGCAAGCATACGGGCTTCGATGTTTGATAAATCTGCAACGAATATTAATTTGTTTTCCGGTGCACACAACGCTAGCCTCAAAGGTGAGTTGCGCGGCATATTTTGCATATTAATTTTTTCTGTGCCACCAAAGCGGCCAGTGTGAGCTGCGTAGTAACGCAATGGCACACTAATTGTTCCATCGCTATGGGTTGCGTCGATAAAGCGCTGCGCTCTGGTCTCGTTAATGCGGCTTTTTGTTGCAAGCCGTGCGGCCCATATGTGTTGGAATTGAGGGTACATTTTTTGCATTTGGGTAAATGCTTTGTCATTTTTACCTAGGGCTGGGATTTTTTTACCTGTAGTAGGACTTTTTTTCCACGGAGGTACAAGGCCCATACTATATATGTGTTCTGCAAATTGTTTATTGGAGCTCAGTACTTTGCGGTCGATGCCTGCTGCAGCAATGAGCGCTTCACTGGTTGCGATGGTTTCATCACGGAACTCGATTAGCGCATCACGGTCCACGAGTAGCTTTGGTTCACAGAACATACGGCAGGTTATGTCAATAAGGTCCATCTCACTTTGTGGCATTTGGGTAATCATTTTTTGATAAAGGGCCCAAGTGAGGTCAACGTCTTGTATACAATAACCAGCGAGGGCTTCTTCTGTTTCAGGATCTAAGTTATAGATACCTTTTGCATCAATGAGTTCTTCGCCTTTACGCATGGTTTCGTCATCTGGGAACTCACGTATCGCGCAGTCTTTTAGCCGGGCCGACTGGCCGGGCGCTAAGGCGCGCGCCATAGCCGCAGTATCTACGTAATATTTTGGTATGATTTTGTAGTATCTGGTTAAAATGTAACCATCAAAGGGGGTGTTGTGGCATATGAGGGTCGCGTTGCTCCAATCGATGGCATGGATCGCGGCTTCTGCTTCGTCTTCACCATACCATTCTGTTTCATCATGATCGATCATGATGCCAACGCCCCACACTTTGAACTGTTCGTGTCGAACGTAGTCCATTGTGGTGAGTTTGGTAAGAGACACTTTGGTGTCGAAGTATGTCTCAAAGTCGAGAGTTACTAGCATTAAAATGGCGCTCCATTGCATTCGTGCTGTGCATAAATCTCATTTTCTAGCACTTTGTAACGGGATAAGATTTCTTTATAGGCTTCAGGCATACGAGATTTCATGAATACAGTAGTGTATGTATGAAATTCAGGGCTGATTTTGTCTTCTTCTAGATTTTTTAACTGGTCGAAGTATTCTTTTGTGTCCATTTCACCCTCCTAGGTGGATTGTTTAGCGTTTTCTCCTATTACTTGGGTAGTTAATTTACTTAAGTACCAGCCTGCTTTTTCCAAGTCTTCTACTTGTTTGCCTTTATAGTCGTATCTCCAGAGGTATTTTAGGC